CTCGATCTTGCGCTTGTTACCGGCCCGGTCCGCATACAGGATGATGCGTTTGTTCTTGCAGTACTGCCCGAAAAAAGAATAGATCTGCCTGGCCAGCTCACCCTGCTCCATGGGGATCCAGCAAAAAAACTCCTTCAGGATCCGGATCTCATTCTCGCCTCGTTTTTCCTGGCCCACCACGATGGAAGAAAAATGCCCGGGATCATACCCCAGTTGGAGCGGTTCATTGGGGTTATAGTATTTTAGGTGCTGGGAGGAAAGGGTAAATCTCTCCCGGAGGTCGAACTTCAAAATAGAGTCGTAGATATAGCTGTCATCATATGTGTGTTTCAGTTTATCGAATCCTGCAAAGAAAAGATCGGTAACCCTTTTTGTCCTGATGTTGCAAATGGCGGCCAAAAACTCATCGATCAACAGCGTCTCCTTCTGCGTTTTAAAGAATTTCGGGCCCAGGAAGTCCTTATTGACAAATGTGCTTGCCTTGAGATAGTAGGTGGCCGCCCGCCGCATCTCCCTCAGCCTGGGATCCCAGCGTTCTGCCTGGGTCGTGAATTTCTTCAGCCTTCTTTTCAGTCTCATACGCTCCTCGTGGTCCTTTTCGGTTGCCAGCTCATGCTCGATCCTGATTTTATTTACCATTGCTTCATTATAATGTATTGCCGTTGTAACGATATCTGAGATCAGCTGCTCGTTTACGTTCTTTTCAAATTCAAAAAACCAGTCATCCTCGCCCAGATCCACCCTCGCCGTATCCGAAACACCCGTGATGCCTTCATAATATGGACTTTCCCTTGTTATTCCCCTGCCTCCTCTCAAACCGGGGAAGATCCTGGACTTGAGCTTTTCGCCCTTGTTATGCTTCATCTCCTCGATAAAGGCATGCACACCTGAGCGGCCGGCCATGCTGTCCGGCTGGTCGGAGGAGACCAGCTGGAACTGATGACCGGTATACATCACCATGGAATGCTTGGGATAGGCAACCGGGTACCGCGGTTTTGTAAAATGTTTCGGAAGGTTGGCGGCGCCAATAACATAATGCTTCCCTTCCTCCATCATCTGCCTTCCCCCCTGCCCCAGCGGCTTGCTGAAGAAAGCCCGCAGGTTGGGAATAATATTCGACATCAGAGCGACATAGGTCTTATGGATCAGAAAAGAAAGCTCACCAGGCATGTCCGCTCCTACCCTCACCATCCTGGGACCGAACACACCCTCAGTTTTGCCGGCGGCCCGGGCCACCTCGCATATCAGGATATTCGGATCGATAATCGTCGCCTTGGCCTGCATTTTGTTCATATACAGGCTGTCGAATGCCTTGCACCGTTCAGCTTTCGTCAGGGAAATCCCCATCTTCTTCAATTTCTTCAAAATCTACATCTTCTATCTCCGCGTCCGCCAGCAGCCTGAGCTTCTCCTGCTTTTCGATGGGCAGCTCGGAGATCAGTTTGGCATAATAGCCTTCATTGGACTTACGGGAGATGGCAAACAGCTTCTCGCTTTTGAACCCGAGATCCTCGGGAGAAATATTCGTGTTGATAAGAAAAAGCGGAGGCCGCAGGTCTGCCGGCTTGATAGAGGTGCTAGCCCGGACGCGGTATTCATTTGCCCGCTCGTAACACCGCTTGGCAACATCAAGCTTGTCCTCGGCTATGGCCAGCTTTGCCAGGTCTTCAAGCTTGTTTGCCGAGTCCCGGTCCCAGACATCCGAAGCTATGTTGGTATCCACATCAAAATATGCCATTGAGTCAAAAACCCTTGTTTTGCAAGCATGAAGCGACATGACCTTACCCTGGTTGACCAGGATCCTTTCCTTGAGCTTTTTTGCCGCACGCATCGTATTACGCTCTGTCTCCCATATCTCGCTGGCCCATTGCAGCTGGCAGATATATATCTGGAGGCTTTTGGATATGGCCTGGGATTTCCCGGTTACCAGAAAATCATATACGATATCCGGATCGATCCTTTCCAGTTTTTCAAGCTTGCTTGTCATATGCCAAAAAGATCCTTTTTCAAAATATCATTTCTGCGGTGGTACTGCCTCAGGCTCAGCTCAGAGATTGCATTCGGATTGCCTTCGCTGCCCGCTTTTTCAAGATCTCTGTCGATCCGGTAGTCGCCAATGGCCATTCCCTGTTCATATCTGATCCTGACAGGATCGTCGGGCCGGTTGAAGCGCTCCATCAGCTTCACGGTATCCTTGGCATCCAAACCTAAAAGAATACAGATCCTCTGAGGTGAATATTTCATCTTTGCATAGCGGAAAACCACATTTAATATCTCTTTTTCTGTTTTCATTTGCTGTTTGGTTAATCCTCCTGGAGCACCTCACGGAAGATGGCCGCCCGTGACTGGTGTTTTTTTAGGTTTTCCTGATCCAGCACTTTCTTCTGTTCATCCCGCGTTTTGCTGTTCAGAAAGCTTTTGTACCGCTTCACGTTGTCCCGGGCATTGGCATATTGTTCGAGAAATGCATCGGGATCCTTTTTCTTCAGCTCGGCCAGCTCGGCTCGCAGGCTGTGATGAACGATCAGCGGATGCCTGTATCTGAACCGGCCGGTATCATTGAAATGCTGCAGTTCTTCAAATGCAAGCAAATTGCGGTTACGCAGCTCCACCAGCTGGATGATCCTTTTTTTTGAGGGTTTGCTGTCCAGGACGCGGTCGATATCTCGCATCTTGCGATGGCAATTGATACGGTCGTTATACAGGATGGTGGCTATCTGGACGTTGTTATCCTCTAAGCGGTCCCACTGGATTTTTGGGTACTCTTGCTCTTTTTGGAGCTTCCCTTCACCGGATTTTTTTTTACGGGCTCTCCAAAGGACTTCTCCCCTTTATCTGCTTCTTTCCTTTCAGGCTCCTTTTCTGATCCCTGGCCGGCAGCATCCTTCTCTTCCTTCTCTCTTTCAGCCTTTTGATCCGCAGCTTTTTTTTCTGCGGTCCTTTTCAGCTTGGCCTTCCTTCTGACCTCTGCTGCAGCTTTTTTCTTCAGCCACCCCTGTCTGTTTTTTTTGATCTCATCCACCCCGACAATATCGAGCAGCACATAAAGCGCTTCGCGGTACTGGACCGAGGAAGGAGCCGGGTTGCGGAACACATCATGCCTGGGATCTTTCTTTTTCAGGAGTTCATAATCGGCCTCGTGGTATTTATCACTAAGAAGCTGATTGAAGGCGCCTAGTTTTTCCTTTGTATCCATAATGATCTGTTTGAATGAATAGATACGGGCAATTTATCTGCAATGCATTTTTTCTGAAAGGACACGGCCACAGCGATCTGAGCCGGCAGATAAAAAAAGGAGCCCCCAGCCCGGGCCCCTTTTTTCAACTGCTTACTAACTCTACTAACTAAAACTACTACTATGAAAAAACTCAGGTCTGCACGCGCGTTCCCGGCACCTCTACCAGGGTGGCGTCATCATGGATCCGGAAAGAGATCCTGCTGCCGGCATTCCCCGTCCAGGTCTCCCCGTCTATCAAGATGAACACTGTGTTGTCATCGATGGTTGAAGGGTTCGATCCCCCGGAGCCGAGCACCTCGATATGTTTCCCGTACATGCTGGTGGTGATCCCCGAAACGGTCGCAAGTGTCGTGGGTGCTGTATTATCGGTCAGCTGGTACTGGTCCTTGCCGGCCACTATGGCCAGATCGATTGCGTCGGCAGGAACGGTCTGGGGTGTGGTCTTGGTGATGGATCCTACATATTTATAAGGCTGCTTGAATGATTTGTTCTGGAATGTGAAGATCACAGCATTTGCCTCGTTATCCCTTTTGCGCTCAAAGCTCTGGAGGATCATCGGCTTGCACTGTGTTCCTGCTACAAAGTACTCTCCGGTGGAGCATTTCTGGTAAATGATAATGAACCGTCCCCCGGCATAATCTTCGATAAAGTCATACAGCTTGGCGCCGTCACCTCCCATGGTGAATCCGAACGAGTTGGTCACATCGGTGGTGATATCACCCTTTTCGCCGGTAGATCCGTCTGTGAGCGTATCATCGATCGCCTCGAAATAATGCATGTATTCTCCTTCCAATAGCGGAATGGTGCCGACCTCCCTGTTCGCGTTCGGCTCGGGATATGCCTCATCCGGATCGATCTGGCTTACATGGACCAGCCAAACGCGATATGCTATCTGGCGCCCTGCCGTGCTCTGATCGTTCACCCCGTCGATATTCCCGATGGCAGCCATCGTGGCCAGTGTGATGCCTCCCCCCGACAATCCCAGGGCAGACAGTGGATCCAGTATACCGGGATTCAGCAGCGAGAAGCCCACGATCACCAGTAAGAACACACCGATAAGCGAGAACAGCAATCCGCGCTGTCTGCTGCGGATCGCCCTTTCCACTTTCCTGTCCGAGTAAGCTTTCTGTTTTGCATTTAACTTTTTCATGATGTGCTGATTTACAGTTTTTGAGAAAGTGCCGGGGCCACACCCCGGCCCGCTTTCTACTTATTAAGACTCAGTGGCTATCTTGCACCCGGTATGTTGGGCTGCTTGGTTTCCACGATCGCGCGGGTTCCGCCCACGCAGCGCTCCAGCTCATAGAACTTGCTATCCGATGTATTGTAATGTACCATCAGGTAATCACCCACATCGGTAGGAACCCAGTTCGATTCGATCTCGCTGAATTTATCGGCCTTGTTGACCGTCTGCGGATTGGTGGCCGAGCCTATCTCGATAAGATAGACCTCGCCGTCCTTGGCGCCGGTGATATCGGTGATATTCTGCGACCCGGTCGTGTTGGCCTGCGTGACGAACCAGAAGTTCGCAGTGGCATCCGCCGTGGTGGCATCATCATCGAGCGTTGTGGCCGGCTTGTTGATGAAGATCTCCTGGAGCTCATAATCGTTGGCCTCAAGCTCTGCCAGGGTATCGAACTTTTTGCCTGTAAAGGCTGCAGAGATTCCTTCTTTCCATACCGACCAGCTTTTCACGCTTTCCATCTCACGGTCGAACCCGATCTTGAACATTTCCCCGGGCACGAACTCAAGGCACTGGATATTGCCCGGTTTCTGGAGGACCATCAGCTTTCTCGATCCCATGTTCGGAATCCATTTGATCGGGACATCCCAGTCGACCACCTTGTCGGCATCCGGTCCCGAGAAATCGTAATCCGCTCCGTAGGCCCTGCGCACGCTGGCTTTATACCACATGCGGTGGTTTTTGTTCAGATACAGGGTGAACCCGTCCAGGTTGCCCCTTTTCTCCAGAGCATCTGCCAGGAAAAGATCCACCGCATCGACAAAGACCGTGGTGGTGTTCGAATAGGTATTATAGGATTCATGGCTCAGAGGCAGCAGCTTGAGCTCGTGTATATAACGGATCAGGGTATAGACAACACCACTGGAGGCAAACAGTGCATTACCGGCAACACCTGTATCGGGTTTGATATAGAAACCAACAATGCGGCGCCTGCTCTGTTCGTTGACAAGAACAGTGGCGATCTGGAGCACCATCCATTCGATCATCGACCATTTGACCGGATCGCTTCCCTCGCTGTTCAGATAACCGACGTACTGTCGCTCGATCCATTTCATACTTTTGAACAGCGTCTTGTACATGGCATCGTCCACGTGACCCATCTCGGGCTGCAGCGCAACATCACCCTTCCAGACTTCCCCTTCCTGGTAGGCCTGTGAGAACTCACCGAAGAATGCATTGGTGATCAGCTCGCGGTCCTGGATACCGTACCGCCTGGGGAAAAGGTCATATACGGTGGGCAGATCGAGGATCCTGGCAATAAGAGCGTCCTGCCGGCGGATGACGAACTGCTCGCCAAGCCCTGCATCGGCCAGATCGGTGTAATCCACATCCAGCTCGGCGCCACGGATAAGATTGGCCAGCTGGCCTGTCTCATGGAGCTTTTGATACCGGCCGGCAAATTTTTCTGAGTACTCGGCCAGCGCCTCCCGGAATGCCGTACCATCCTGTTTCTCACTCACCGGTGAGAGCGTCGCAAATGCCGGATTGGCTGATACCCTGTTCCAGCGCTTCTCCATGGAGAAAATCTCGTGCTCAATACCATAAAGGAACTTCTCAGTTGTCTTCATTCCGCTGATTCCGGTTTTCATGACTTCGGTTTTTGGTTCGTCGACCTCGGGATCTTTCTCCAGCTTGCCGATCTTCTCGGTCAAACCGAGATTCTCTTTCTCCTTTTCCTGTAGCTTTTTCTCGGCTGCTTCTTTCTCCTCCCTGAGCTTTTTCAGCTCAGGGTTCTCTTCCGGACCGGGTTTCACGGCCTGCTCCCCCGATCCGGCCTCCGCATCTGGATCCTCGTCCCCGAGCAGGTTCAAAGCGGCCCGGTGTATGGATCCGCGGCGCTCGGCTGTTTCTTCCGTTTCCTGGTCATCGTAAAAATCGCTGCCATACTTTTTCTGATAAGCCTCGGCGATCTTTTCCCAGTCTTCCTGAGTCAGCTCACGCTTCTTGGCTTTATCGGCCAGCTTGAGCTCCTGCAGGATAGTGTTGAATTTTTCCTTAAACTTTTTCATGTCAGTCAATATAAATATGCATTCTGGTTTGCTTTTCCGTTTTTGCCTTCCACGCCCGGCCCTGCTCAAGGGTGTATCCGATGGCTGTTTCCATATCGGCTATCTCATCGATCAGGCCAATCTCTCTGCCCTCTTGAGCAGAATAGGTTTCTCCGGCGAATACATCATGCTTTTCAGGCAGCTCGGCAAGAGGCTGCCTGGCTGCCCGGACCGCCCTGATGAATTGTCCGGCGAGCGGGTTGAGCTCCTTTTCCTTGTACTTCTTGGGTTTTCCATCGAGAAGATCATTGAATCGTTTGTTTTTAAGATAGCTCTGGTCGGCATACTCCTCGATCCATTTGGCTCCCAGCTTCTCGAAATAGGGAATGATATCAAGGAATGCCACCATGGTGCCGATACCTCCGACGGTATCGTTGATCGAGGTGGAGAAGATCCGGTCCGTGTTGCTTGTTATGTAATATGCAGCACTGGCATTGATCTTCTCGATAAAAGTTACAATCGGTTTTTGCAGCTCACCTACTGCAGCATATGCTTTCTCCAGGTACCATGCATCACCTCCACCCGAGTTGACAAACGCCAGGTGTGCAATGATCTGGGGATTACGATCGGCGGCACGGATATCATCGATGAACTGTTTTGTGGAGAAAAACCAACCGTACCGGTCGTACTCGGCGAAAATCGGCCCTACGATGCGGTGAAGGGCAATCGAATCCTCCGGGATATCGGTATCACTG